GGAGTATGAAACTTTTTACCATCTCTTTCCATAAATCCTCCTTTACCTACATTAGAATAAGGCACTTTATAGTAATGCCTACTAACCCACATATTCATTTCCGGCTTAGAAATGGATAAAGCTCCATCACTAAAAACAATTTCGTTATTTACTTCCCAAAGTGCCATTATCTATTCCAATAATATTTACATGATTCATCTTTACCGGGTACTTCTGTAAAGTAAGATTGCCACAACTCATTAACTGGAGCTTTAAATCTATAACAACTCTCTTTAGTACTACATCCGTCTCCGGAACACATTGTAATATCTGCCATATCTATCCTTTATACAAATTACTACCCCAACCAGTTCTCTGATCCATCTTTCTAATAGTACCAGCAGCTTCAGCATCTTTTATTATCTCAGTCTCAGCATACTCAGTCTTACCGGCAATAATATTTCTTACATACCAAGCACTAGTAGTCGAGCACTTTACACAAGTCTTAGTACCAGGTAAAGCTTTTAATCTAAGAGGATTTATCTCCTCAGTACATTTACTACACTTCATTAGCCTCGAATATTTTATCAATATCTTCTCTAGTCAGCCATCCTTCTACCTCACCATCAAACATAACTTCGAAAGTAGCTACATCAAGCGGATTATCAACAGCAGCTCTATTGCCATTTTTACTATGAGAGTATAATCCTTCTCCAGCAACTATTGATATTACTTTTCCGTTATCAAACTTATATTTCGCCATGATAGCCTTTTCAGGATTCATTGGATGCGAAACAAATACTAAATTTTTAAATCTTGCCATAACCTTTTTACTTTTATTTATACTTAAATATACGAACTTTATCTCAGACTAACAACTTTTTCTTGTAACCCGAGGGGGAGTCGAACCCCCAACCTTCTGAGCCGAAATCAGATATTCTATCCAATTGAACTATCGGGCTAAGTTATGCAACTAATTCCCAGTCTTTCTCTGCTTTAAAAGCTGCTACCTCATAAGGATGATTATCATATCTAAATCCCATATTGTAATATCGTGTCATCCAAGAAGGAGATTGTAAGTAATGCTGATATTCATGCACTAGAGTTTGAGCTAAATCTTCCGCACTATCGATATTCTTATAATAAATAACTATGGTATTATAATCAAAGATGTACTCTGCAATTGGATTATCATCCTCAGTATAAACTGAATGGACATATGGTTGAAATTCTAAATAAGGAGTAGTATTATGATGCTTGCTGTAACCGTATAGATCTATACAATTATCTAAATACTTCTCAGCTAATCTTCTTGTTGTTCTTAAATGCATAACCTTTATTTTATATCTAAATATAAGAAGAATAACTCAGACTACCAACTATCTTAGTTACTTAAAGGAGCTTTTATAGCAGGATGTGATTTGTAGTTAAAGAGGTTAACATCAAACTCTCCTTTCAAAATATCATGAAGAAGAATAGATACTTCCGGAAGATCATAAGAATATCTATCAATCTGTTCTTCTGCTTGTTGTAAGTGATTTTTATATAAATGGACATCCCCAAAGTTTCCTATGAGCTCTCCAGGTTCATAACCAGTCTCTTTACATAGTAATAACAGTAACAAACCGTAACTACTGATGTTAAACGGCACTCCTAAGAATAGGTCAGCACTTCTTTGATTCCACATAAGAGAGAGCTTACCGTTAGCTACATAACATTGAAATGAATAATGGCAAGGAGGCAAAGTCATCTTCTCTAAGTCGCCTACATTCCATGCTGATACTAACATTCTTCTGCTATCTGGATTGTATTTTAAGTTGTTAATTAGTAGTTTAATCTGGTCATAGTCATAGAAATTCCTATCATAATGTCTCCAACTTCTCCATTGCTTCCCGTATATAGGACCTAAATCTCCGTTCTTATTGCCAGACTTTTCATAATCACCATCCCAAATATGACAGTTATTATCTTGAAGATACTTTATATTAGTATCTCCTTTTAAGAACCATTTAAGTTCAGTAACCATAGTCTTAAACGCTACCTTCTTAGTAGTTAAGATAGGAAAGCCATCTGACATATCGTGTCTAATTGTAGCTCCAAAGATAGATTTAGTACCTGTACCTGTTCTATCTTTCTTATCTACTCCTCTAGTTAGAACTTGTTTGAGAAGCTTTTGATAGTCGTTATCTAAACTATTAGCCATAAATTGTAATTTCTTCAGTACCAGAAGTATTCACAAGCTTTCTTAAAACTCTTCTATTTTTTGGTCTTCTGGATACTAATTCATAGGTAAGACCCTCTACAACGATATGATGACCTATAATTGTAGTATCTGAAATCATGCTGTTCATCCTCATAGATGAAATATAAAACGATTTAATCATAACTATTTTTTCTTTAAATATAATATACGAAAAAAATATCAGACTAGAAACTAAGTCTGAATATTAAAGTTGATTACGCATCTATGAGACTTACCGTAAAACGGTTTAACTGAATGTACTATGTCATAAGGCCAAATAACTAGCATTCCTTTCTTAGGTCTAATCATATATTGATGACCTCTTAAATGAAAAGCAAATACTCCAGAGTAAGGATGATCTTTCAAAGGTTCACCATCTGATAAATAATAACCACCGGAGAACATCTGAGTGTTTATTCCTGCTTCTTCTCTCTGCCATCTACAATGATTGTGCTGGTTATGACCTCTTCCTGAATAAGGGTCATAATATTGCATCCAGCTTTCAGTTATTTCACAATCAGTATGTTTATTGCCTAAATTATGTTGCAAGTATTTAAATCCTAATTTAATTCTATCAACTAAAACTTTAACACTATCATGGTCTGTTTTTAAAAAATCATTAGGAGGAGAAAAAAATCTGCTGCCGATAGGAATTTGTTCATCATACTCAACCCACATATCTTGAGTATCCGAAGGAGTATCATACCACTTCTGTCTATCAGAATCATACTGTTCTGGAAGTTCTTGTCCCATAAGCTTTTGGGAAGGACTAAGTTCATTAAACCCTAAGTTATAAACTTCATCATGTAAATCATGATCATTGAAAACCTCCATATATACCGGGACTGGAGCCAGATGGTAAATATTTTTCTGGTTAGTTTCTATCAAAGGGTTAGAAAAAAACATTATTTTTTCTCTATGAGTAGTTCTATTTCTGGGAAGTAAATATATTTCATTTTACTTCTTATAACAGCTGATATAGCATCATCTACTGTTTCTACTAGAGGGTCACCAGCTAGATTAAACGAAGTATTAAATACTATCGGAACATCAGTTAATTTGTAAAATTCACTAATGATATTATAGTACTCTTCGTTTTGCTCTTTAGTAACCGTCTGGATTCTACATGTATCATCTACATGAGTGATTGCTTTAATTTTGTCAACTTTATCCGGTAAAACATCTACAGCATACATCATAAAAGGAGAACTCTCCATACCAGCCATATCAAACCACTCATCAGCATGTTCTTTTAGTACAGTACCTGCAAAAGGTCTAAACCACTCTCTTCCTTTAACTTGATTAACGAAATCTTTACCATTTGGATCTGCAGGATTATAGAGAATAGATCTATTTCCAAGAGCTCTAGGTCCAGCTTCTGATCTTCCTTGATAAACTGCTACAATATTATTTTCCGATAAAAGCTCAGCTACCACTTTAGCATTTCCTTCGTAAGTACTAAACTTATCTTCATATTGAAGTAATCTGGATTTAATAAAGTCTTTGCTGTATTCCGGACCATAGTAAATAGATGTTTGTGGTCTTTTGGTGAAGTCATTTTTCTTGTCATGGTAAATAATCTTAGCAGCTCCAATAACAGTACCTCCATCATGTGAAATTGGTTCTACATAGATATTTAAGTTTGGAAATCTCTTCTTTAAGTAGTAGTTATTAACACAGTTTAAACCATATCCTCCGGCAATCACAACATTATCTAAACCAGAAGCCTTTGCTGCTTGTTCTACTAAATCACCGACTAATTCTTGAGTATCTTTTTGAATTTTATAAGCTAGATTCTTTTCTATATCTGTTAAAGCAGAAGGATCTCTATGCCATTCTTTCGGGTCATTTTTACGTTGAAATATAGGGTTAATATTAGTATCTACAAAAGCACCCATAGGGTAAGAAGGGATAAAGACGTCTCTACTAGCTCTATTATCTCTAAATAAAGTAGGAATGTTATCATCTTCTTCACCGTAAGATGAAAGCCCCATAGTTTTGCCAGCATCTAACCAGCCAAAGCCTAAATAGTTAGTTACAGCCTCATATGCTTTAGTAATTGTAACAGAGTTACCAACGTCAAAAGTACCATTAGTCATTCTAGGTTGATTATTATCCCCGAAGGTTTTATAAATGAATTTAAAATCAGCCGGGTACTTACATTTCCAAACTGATTCACATTCGAAACCTTTAGCTTTACTCTCTTCACTTTGATCCATTTGAACATCCATATAAGTTCCTGCTCCATCTACTACAACTGCAACAGCTTTCCCAAAGCCAGAATTGTAGAATGCTGTAGCGGCATGAGTCATATGATGTTCATGGCCAAAGAAAGTAGTCTTTATATCTGGGTAGAATTTTCTAACTAAAGAAGTATAAGGGTTTTCTTGAGTCCAAGGTAGTTGAGGAAAATCAACACCTGTTCCTACAATAACTAATTCATCTACTTTAAACCTATTCATTATGTCTATCATAGAACGGAATGGATTACCATCGTACTTCATTCTAGATAAACGTTCTTCTTCTAAGTAGTATTTTACATCTCCATCAGAGATTAGAGCGGCAGAACCATTATGTCCTGGATTTATTGCTAGTATGTTATAACTCATATTTTTTGTAACTGTTTAATATAAATATAAGAAAATTATTCTTATTTAAAAACTTTTTACGAAGGATAATATACTTAAAAGATCAGCGTCTTCTATGTTAAGATCTTTTTTATCATACAGTATAGGATTAAATTTGCCAATAAAAGTAGCAATATCACTAAACTGATCTTTACCCTTCTTTAAAATAGTATCTGATTCTCCACTCATAAACTTTCTAGTAGCGATATCCATACCTATTTGACCTTCTGTTGGGTTACCTTCATGTTGTTTAGATAGCAAAAGTTTTCCTTTTTCTTTATTTTTTCTTCCAACCTTTGAACTAATGTCTGATGTTTTCATAACAAACCAATAAGAAGCAAGTTTCTCTTCTTTAACCATTAGTATTTTATCATACAGAGCAGGTTTAACTTGGAAAAATAAACTAGTGTTTCCGGAAGCTTGTTTTAATTCTACTTTACAATTTGAAAAGAACCTTCCTTTACCGTAACAGAAATCGTAATTGGGTGTAGAAGGTGCAGGTTCAGATATAACGTCCCTCAATCTATTCTCTAACAGCACTGAGCCAACTTTACCTGCGGTTGATCTTGTGTAACAATCCGGGTTTCTAGCTAATATTTGATCTAATAATAATTTATCAGGTATGTTTAACTTAGCTGTGTCTAAAGTAAGTAAAACTTTTTTCATATTACGTATTTATGTACCCAGCTGCATTAACTATTCTTTCGACTTTAGTAGTGTATGCTATTGTAGTAGTTTTTCTACTGTCCGAAACACTTTCAAATTCAGCATATCCATAATCTCCACCTCCTCCATACGAAAGTTTTTTAATATATTTCCAAATTTGATTATCATACATAATGATATCTCCTTCTAATAATTCATGTACAAACCTATCTTGAGTTATAGGCATTTCACTTCTCTTAGGTATTCCTCCTCCTGCCATTATTTAGTAGTTTTATTATTACAATTTTTCTTATGATTAAACCAACCCCCACATTTACATTTAATATAGTAAGCTGTAGTAGCTATTAGCGGTGAGCTAGCAAAGGCAGTCCAAATGTTTGGATGCCAATGCTCACCACATATACCTAAAGTATGTTTAATAACTTCTATCATACTAGTGCTGTTGCTAACTTAAACAGCTCTTTATTAACTTTCATATCCTTTTCGAAAGATTTAATCTTTCTAACCTTTCTAACTTTAGCTCCAGTAAGAGCAGCATGAAAATCTCCTTGAGTAATCTTCTCCTGAATAACATTAAATACTCTCCAAAGATCATCTCCTTTATCTTCTTTACGTTTTGGTTCTAAAATATCATCAATAGTCTCATCATCGTACTGAAGCTCTTTTACTCCAGCTCTGATTAACATAGCATCTAAAGCCATCTTTCTCTTCTCTTCTTCTGATAAAATTCTATTCTTCATATCGTTCATTACTTGAACTCTATTAGGAAGATCTTCTACAGCTTGACAAACTACATTTCTAAGTTCCTCAAAAGAATAACCTTTGTGTTTAATCTTAAAGTCACTGAACTGCTCATCAGCTACTACAAGCCCATTTGAACAAACTAATCTAAAGATACCGACAGAGAACTTAAATGCTTGCATCCCATCATGACTATTAGTTAATAAGATTCTAGGATAAGCATCATCACCATCTTCAGAGGTAATTTTAATCTCTGGATTCTGGAAAGCTACCATATGTTTAGAGAAGATAGTTCCTTCTTTCTTTCTAGCTTTACGCTGTGCTGCTTGAACTGGTAACCATCCTAACTTTTCTAAGTCATCAATGATAGTCTCAGTATTAACAAACAAGTACTTATCACTAACATCTGGGTTAGTAGGAGCATCTGCAAATACTAATGGAGAGGAATTTCTAATTTGATCTTTGGTAAGGTATCCATCTAAACCTTTACCAAAATTTAACATAACATCATTCATAATTATAACCTTTTATTTATTTAACTTACTTAAATATAAGAAAAAAAATTGTAACTCACAACTTATTCAAAAGAAAAGTTAGTTAATTCTTCATATAATTTTTCTCCTCCAGATTTAATAGGAAGATTTAAATTAGGATGGATACTTTTATAGTAATTGTAAATTTGTTTTAATTTTGAATCTCCTATAAGTTTTCTTAGGTGATGAATAGTATAAGCTTGAAATATATCATACCATTTTAAGTAAGTAGAATGAAGAAAGCCGTTAAAGTCTTCGTCAAAAAATTCTTTAACTTGTTCTTTACTTTCAATAGTAATAACTTTTTCAAATGGTTGGTTACAGCAATCACAGAGAGTTTTTAATTTGCCTCTAAATGGAAACTTTACATCATTTATACTAGGCACATTATTAAATTCATCTAACTGAGTAAATGGAACATAATCAAATATTGTATGTTTATTTTTAGACGAATAAGCTTTGTATTCTTTATTTTTAGACCTAAGAATTTGATGTAATGTAAGTTGCTCTATGTAGCAAGGTCCAAATTCTTCTTCGTCTATTGCTTGTTTATTAGAATAGTAGTGTGTAAGTGCTTCTTCAGCAACTTTATTAAAAGTTTTATAATCCTCAACATATACTATATTCATGTTTGGAATAGAATTCAAATCAAAATTTTCTAATACCTTTTTGTCGAACTTATCTATTAACTTAAATAGTAACCTAGTATAAGTATTATTTAAATCATAAGTAAATCTTGACTTAGGATTAGAAAAGCTATACATGTTATTGATAATGGAAGAGAATCCCTCATCTATATTTTTGAGTATACCATCCGAACCTGCTAGATCTGGATGGCTAAATATGAATGGCCTTTTATACTTTTTAAAGTCTATTTTTTTAAATAAAAAAGTATCGTAATCTATATGAAGAAAAGGTTCCTTTATATTTTTAAAACAATGTAGCTTACCGATACTCCATGTATCTGAATGCTCTTGAACTATAATATCGTCAATACATTCATTATATGGAATACCTAATTCTGAAACTACTTTTATGATTTCAGGAGTGCTTACAAAGCTAATATTTCCGTAATGTTTTTTTGCCAGTAATGCGCTGAGATACTGAGAGTATAGGAGTTCCTTCCATATAATATTATACTTATCAACATATGAATGAACTACTTTCATGCTTTAATTGCTTCTAATAACTTCCAACAGTCTATTTGTTCATCAGCTAATTCCTCTTCATGAAGATGATTTAAACAATTTTCTAATGCAAATTGCCATTGACTCTTAGGAAGAGATATTTCATACATCATTTCTACTTCTTCAAAAGAAAGTTCGAATAAAGGAGCAGTTCTTTTTCTTTTAATAGCTGCTTCTTGTATACCATTTATTATAGCTCTTGTAACAGCAAGAGTTTTTATTTTAAATATTCCTTCAAACTCCTCTGTATTATTAAAATGTAATCTAACCACGATTTTCTGATATTTTTCTAGCTTTATCCCAAATCTCATTCTTTTCAAAAGAACCGGTGTCTGAAAAGTCTACTATGTTGTTAGTACCCCATGTGTAAACGGGACCATGATATTCATAAGTCCTCATAGGAACTACAACGTTACCTAATTCAGCATATTCCGGTTCAGTAATCCTTCTAGGACCATTAAATGCTCTAAAGTCTTTAGTAGTAACTCTAGTCCATTTACCGTTAAAGAATATTTCTAATAAACCTGCAGTATTATAATTATTTATAAGACTCTGCTGCTCTAAACCTCTCTTTTCTGCCATAACCTTTTATTAAACTAAATATAAGAAAATTAACTTAAAGATCCAACCTATAGTTACTAAATTTTTTCATATAAGAAGTCATTTTAGTACCATTACCATCTCTAAATTCATATCCTTTTCTAAAAAACTTCTTAACATTTCCTGGACCGGCTAAATGAGCTGCTGCAAGTATACCAGATTCAGTAATATAAATTCCATTGATTATTTGACCATCATACTTTTCTATTTGTCTTCTAAGTATCTTCTTATTGTGAATCAATAAATCGTACATAGCTTCTTCTTGTATTGAAGGATTGGCTAAAAATACTCTATTGGATACGTCTTCATATCCTAAAGCATTTAAAGTCTTTCTACCAAACTGATACTTACCTAAGTATCCAAATTGGTTTACTGCTTTATAGTTTCCGGAAGACTCTCTAAATCCTAAGTCTTCTAAAAATTTGTCGTGATTTTTAATAATAAGCTCTACTTTTGGTGCTTCTATCTTTGGGGTTATAACTGCTAAGGCCAAAGGCCTGAGAGGTTCTTCTACTACAGTATCTACTTTCATTCTAGTTGCCATTGTAAATGCCATAACAAGAGTGGATGCTAAAGACACAACAATAGTAAAAATCAAGTTTTTCATAAGATAAGTTTAAATTAAAATAAGTCTAGGAAAGATGTTCCTATCTTCTTTTCTCTGAGTTTATCGTTTAATTCAGAGCGTTTGACTAGATCGTCAGCTACCTTTCTTTCTAAAGGTTTTTTCTTTTTCCAAGTCGAAAATTTATTTTTTTCCTTTTTGGCCATGTCTATAAATAGTTTTATAGTCTAGAGATGTATTCACTCCCATCATCTTTTTCTTCGTCATACAGACCTAAGCTCTTTAGATGCTCAATATGAGCTTCATCAAGCTCCCAATCAGGCTCATCATTGCGTGTTTTAACGTAATCTTCCATTGCCTCTGCTTGTTTTTCTTCTATAGGTGATGCTGCATATAGAAAAGAACAATTGTAGCAGAGAAACTCAAGATTATCTAAATGCCAGTTTTTTTTATTTCCATCTTTAAAATTTAAGATGACTGGTACTTTTGTATCTTTTATTCTTCTTTCGGAAAATCCACATGAGTTACATTTCTCTTCTATCATTCCTTCAAAGATAAGTCTTTTTTTAATATCTTTGGCATCGAAGTGCTCTATTGGAACTCTACCTTCTAACAAATCCATCAATGGAATCCTGTCTTTACCTTTTAAAGCAAATTTAGGAATACCTTTACCCTCTTGATTCTTATGAACTTCTAGAAGAGTAACTCCTTTATCATTCTTAAACATCTTAGCATACTTCTTATAGTGATTATAAGATACATGTAGATATCTGGCAGCAGCCATATTAGAACGAGTCATCTTCTGAGCTCTAAGAATATCTTCTTTGGTTAATATTTTAGAGGGAGTCGGCATTAGTAATCTATTCCTTCTATTCCTTCAGGTTCTTTATCTGGATCAAATGGGTCATAGTCGTCCTCCTCATCATCTAAGACTTGAGTGACTTTTTCTCTTACTGATTGAGAGATAGCAGTTTCATCAGCATCTAAATCAAGCATTTCTAAATAAACCTTTTTACCAGCTAACTCTGCCTCTTTAGAAGCAATTGCTCTAGCTCTATCTTGATCCATAATAATTATATCATTATAAGTATGATCACCAGAACCTTCTACAGTAGTTATCCCTACCACAGGTTTAGCCGTTGAACAGTTAACACAAACGTGGTAACCTAACTCTTTTCTTTTTAATGGAAGTACGTCCTCGTTACAAGCAGGACAAGTTGTCATTTCTAATTTCATATATAACCGTTTTTAAATTAGATATAAATATAAGAAAAATATACCGGGGAAGCAACTATTTATCGAAATTTTTAATAACACTCCACACATCCTCAGGAGTCTTAAAATTTACTGTTTGTTCTTTTTTATTTTTTTCTATAGTAATAGTACCATCCCATTCTTTATCCGGAGCCAGCTGGTACAAGTACATTTGAATTAAACCGAGCTGTTCTTTTTTAAAGTGCATTTTCATAAGATTTTCAATGACAGAAAAGAACTGGTCTTCATAGACAGTCATATCCATACCGATTTCTTCTTGCATGAAATCTCTTCTTTCTTCTATTTGCTTTAGTTGTTTTAAAACTTCAATGAATAATTTTTTATCCATAGTTTTTTTATCAAGAGATTTTAATTTAATTCGATAAGAGAGAGGGTGGATTGAATAAAGAACTTGTCTTATTCTTTTTTTAGGTTCTATCATAATTCTGGTTCTTCTGGTTCTACTTCTGAGCTTCCTGGGTTTTGTTGAGATAATGCCTTTCTGATTATCTTATCAAAATACTCAATGTAGATGAAGAATCCAATGATAGTTTTGTCTTTTAAATTTCGATCTCTTTCAACTCTTAGATCATATTCATCTAAGCCTTGTTCTAATCTTTCTTCTAGCTCGATAGCTATATCGTTTCGTTGAGTTGCTGTTAATGAGCCGAATTCTGTAGGAATAAACTGAACTTTAACTCCTTTTTTGTTAGGATCTTCATTAGTATCTACTTTAAGTAAAAACGAATGACCTGCAAAGTTAATTTTTGCAGCTTCAGTTACCATGCTAACTAGTTCTTTAAGTCTTTTCATATTCTAAATATAAGAATAAAATCTATTATATACAAATAAATAGAATAAAAAATCGTTATCAAATAGAATTTAACACTTCTCTGATGTCAAACATTTCATCTACATTTATGTATGGACATTCATGGAAGTTATTTTCGAATTGATAATCGAACATATAAGAATTTATAAGTTGATTAGCTGTTGGAGGTAATTTAGCAATAATATTTTTATGATTATCGTAACCAAAAACTTTGGGGGAGGTTCCAATCCAAAGCACAGTAGATTGTAATTTATAAGCTGCTGCTGCATGCTGAAGCGAACTGTCAATAAGTACTCTCTTTTGAGACATCATCAAGAGAGAAAATAGCTCTAGATTAGAAAGAGGTTTATCGAATCGTTCAATATTACCTTTAAGTTGGTATCCATCAGGTCTAGTAATCTGTACTATATGATATTCATTGCTAAATCTGTTAACTATTTCTTGAGCTATTTCCATAGGCATATCTCTAGTCCATGAATATGGATATCTCTGCCCTTGCATTGGACCTCCGTTGCTTTGGAGAACTAATATAGGTTTAGGTCTCATCCAAATGTTATTATACATTTTTTGAGGATAGTTAACAAAGAGTTGAGGAGTTTGTTTTTTATAAGGTATCTCTAATAAATCACACCAATTTTCAATCAAGTGTTTTTTCTTAGTTATATGACCGGTCTGATGATAAGGTTCGTGTTTAAAAATAATAGAGTCCTTGCCTTCTATATAATCTTCATAAAAATATGGTGTTGCACCCATTGCAAACACTCTATCTATATGAGGATTATTTAAAAATATTTCAGGATAACTAACTACCATAATAAGTTTTCTATCCGGGTAAGTATTTTTAAGGTCCCCAATTAAAGCTGTTCCTGCTACGTTTTTACCTAACCCTCCTTGAATATGCCAAATTACATACTTATCATTAGAGTTATTATTAAAAGTTTTATTAGAAGAAGATTTAGGTTTATTTTTTATCTCATCAAATACATTTCTTTCCATCTTAGGTACAGGATCTGTCTGTACTGTAGTTTGTTGACCCATGTTAGCCCAAGGGTTAATTTTGGTATCCTTATTTCCTGAAAGTTTTACTTCTTTAACTTTAGGTTTAAAAATATCTTTTTTCTTTGTCATATTATAAAACTTTACCGAATTGTAACTCTGTTAATGATCTATGATGTCCTAAATTACCTTTTGTTACAGCATTAAATGCTAAACTAAACCTAGGATGTTCAGATTCGTTTGTAGGAACTGAATGTACTAGATAAGAAGGAAATAATAAAAGCATGCCTGGAATAAATGGAATTTGAAATTCTTCCCAAGAATATTTACCTCCAGGTTTGCTATTGTCTACCGGTGTTTGAACGTAAGATACGTTCATACTAGCAGTACTTTTATGAAATTTAATAGCTGGTGTCTTTTCCTCTGGTGAACCAAAATACAGTACACCTGAAATAATACTATTAGGGTGAGTATGACCTACGTGATGTTGTCCAGGAGCCTTAACTGATACCCATGACTGACTAAAGCTGTAACCTTCTACGTCATGTCTTAGTACATTTTTACCAAATGCCTCTACATGCTCCATAATAATATCTGCAGCATGCTTACACTCATCATTATTTAAAATATAAGTATCTTCTGAATGCCAACCATATTGGTCTACTAAATCACCTTCGCTCATTTTTTGATCAAAGAAAAATTTAGCAACATCTGCAACAGATTCCGGAAGCATAGTAGTATACAAAGGAGTAGGAAATAAGTCTATAATAGAAGTAGTAGGATTTAAAATAGTCTCTACAGTTTCTAAAGGCCCTCTAGCTTTCAAAAAAGCTGGCTGTTCTAGCTCATTAGAGCATCCACAGTTATTATTTCCACACCCACAGTTATTATTATCTGACATATATATAATATAAGAATTTAATTTGGATCTACAAAATTTAATGCTACAGAAATTCTATCAGTCTCTGATTCATTTCGCTCCACGCTATGTTTAGTCCATGCAGGAAAAATATAACATAAAGATTCTTGAGGATCAACCGATAGAGATTGAGAAGCAAATGGAGATTGATTTCTATATCTTCCTAAAAAGAAAGTAGAGTTATCATTTCTCTCAATAATAAGGTTACCTGTATTTTCAGCTTGTACTTGAATATAGTAAACGGCAGATAATATAGACTTTTGATGGTCGTGAGAGATATTGTAATCTCCTTTTCGGTTTATGTTAAACCAAAAGTTACCGACTTGCAGGTCTTTTATTCCAGTTAATGAACTACAATTTTTTTGAACAAACTCCTGTAAAATTGTAAAAAGATTATTCACAGCATCAGGAACTGGCTCTGTAATTTCGCTGGAATGCCATCCTCCTCTGTTAGAAATATATGCACCAGATGTTTCAGATTCTAAACCATATACATATTCAGCTATACTCTTATTATCTATTCCTTGTACGTCTAACTTCCATACAGGGGTAGTAAATAACTCTGCAAATTGTGATTCTATTTTCATTTTATCTGAATGGTTCACCTCCTGTCCAAAACACTAATGCTTTTCTCTGTCCTTTTGTTATAGGAGTAACTCTATGCATAAGGTATGTAGGAAAAATTAAAATATCTCCTTTTTCTCTGGAAAGAGTAACAATAGATTCTGTATCTGTGTCTCCTTCACCCCCCATCCATATTTGAAAGTCTCCTCCTTCATATTCATCAGGATCAGATAATTGAACTGTCATAGCTAGTTTTCTGTTATTAACATGTCCTGCACCAATATCCATATGCCATGTTAAATGACCTCCATCTTCTGGATAAATAACGTAATGAATAGGATCGGTGACATAACTCAAGTTAAAGTTGTATGTATCTTCATTAGCTTTATTAACAAACCCTTCTAAGTAATCATAAAGTCCTTGTGTATCTGGGTTAGGAAAAAGATATGCAATATCTCTATTGTTTGTTTTATCCGTGTCGATATTACCATATTCCTGTATACCTGTTTTACCTTTTTCAAATTCATAATTTTTAACAAGCTCCTCTAGTAATTCAATTTGCTGTGGTCCAAATGCCTTAGAGTAATAAGTTATATCATTTATTCCTCTTATATTTTTATTTAAAATAGGTCCAATATACATTAGCTATCTTTTTTATTTTGTTCTTCTTTAACATCTACTACAGGTATATGGTCAAACCACCCTGTAAGTATATATTTAGTTTCAGTTTCTGATACTATACCTCTATGTAAGTGAGTCCAGTCAGATGGCCAAATAACTAATTTGCCTTGAACTGGATCTTCAAAATGATTCTGATAATAGAACTCAGTATGACCACCATCGTTAACAGTATTTAAATAAACCATCCATACAAATACTCTTTCTGAATGTGCTAATCCTGCTCTTTCACAATGGTATTGATAGAACCCTTCCCCCGGTTCATATCTTTGAAGATTAAATAAAGGAGAAAGTTGATAAGGATCTAAATTTTCAAAAGCTGTTTTGAATCTACTACTATAATAGAAAGCTTGGTCATAAAGTTTTGGGACAAGCTTATTTAAAAGCTCACCCCAGTCTTTATGTTGCCTCATAGAGGGATTAAACGTTAAGTCAGTAGATTTTTTAGCACCAGACGAACCTATTTCTCCTGCTGTATTACTTACTCCGGGAGATTTATCTGGTGATTTTTCGAACTCTTCTATAAACCTTTGACATAACTCTGGAGATAAAAAATTATTTCTCCTATAAATAAACATACTAAAATCCTGTTTCTGGATCGAAATTGGTTATTTCATCTTTAGCTTCTTGGATTTTCTTTGCTTCAGCTTGATTTTGCTCTAAGACTAGTTTTTCTTTAGCAGTTTTAAAATCTAAAAGCTTACCATCGGATGTTTTTAATCTTTCAATAGTTCTCAAAGGACCAACAGCGTTAATTACTTCAGCAGGGCCTGAGTTAGGACCTAAAGACTTAACTCTATTTTGTAAAGATAGTTTGTAAGATTCAGCTTGGTGTGCATTAACATCTTGAGTATCAAATGAACCATCTTCTAATTCACTTTTAATTTGAGACCATAATTTCAACTCTCTAATACGATCTCGTGCAGTTTGTTCTAGGTTAGCACGTGCAAAAGTATTTTGGTCTAGCTGTACCTCAAGTTCCATGATTCTAAGTTCGTCACCGTCCTCTACTGCCTCTTTATGTCTTTTTTCTAATTTTAATCTTTCAATAGTATTTAATCTAATATCGAAAGAAGCACCAATAATAGCTTCAAACATACCATTTTGTTCCCTAACTGCTTGCCAATATTTAGAGGCCGCTGTTGGGTGTCTACCATCGTTTAGTACGGAAATTCTCATTTCTGTTTCAGTACGGAAAACTTGTTTCTTAGTCCAGGTATCGGTAAGTTCTTCTCTCATTTTAACGAGAACTTCACCATCTTCTGGTCTTAGTACTGAAAGGATTGGTTTAAGATCGTCCGTTATAGTAAGATCTTGGATGTTTTTGTTTTTATCTGTCATAACAAATTTTAATTATATATTAGTTAATATAGTAATAAATTTTTAATTAACCAACTAATCTACTATAAAGATCCTGTTGGAAGTGCAATTGAAGTTGGAGTATCTGAGCCTGAAGGTAGTTCAGCTATAGAAGCAGATAAAGCAGTATCTACTAATGCTTGAGCATCCTCTAAGGTTTTTTCTACTCCACCAACTCTAGCAGCCCATGTGGTATTTTCAGTTGCATATACATCACCTGGGAATCCTGCTACAAGACTAGTTTCATTATCCTCGTGAGTGATAAATCCTCTACCTGTGTTAGTTGCTACGTAATATTTAATAGCCATAGTTTATAAGTTTTAATATAAATATTGTTAATAATTATTTCTACAAGGATCTAAAAAGACATTCTCATTCCCGATAGATGGAATTAAATCAGACTGACAGCATACAAACTTAGTATCAGCTGAACCTGATCTGCTAAATATAATACAATTACATTCTCTATATCTGTATGTATCTCCTCCGTTATAAGGACCACCGGCACTCCAAGCTTCTTCTATATATCTACCTCCACCTGCTGATCCTCTTCTACAGCCAGGAGTAATACCTGTATTCCAGCTAGATATACCATCATAGGCACAGAGACAACAGTTTCTAAACCATGCCATTTCATGTTTACCATCACCTATACCTGCTCCCCATATGACTGGTTGGCCTAAATTAGGTAAAGCAGAATATCCTCCTCTAATACACCATGCCTGACCACCACAACCAATGTGGAATCCTGCGTAATAGTTACCTCCGAATACACTTGATTCTGAATGACAACAATCCGTTGGTGCTGGGTAAAGTATGTGACACCATCTCCAGGAACCGTTACCCCAACATGCAGCTCTACAACAACACCTCTCTCCTGGATATTGAACTGCTACAGTAGAGTTACCTGATCCTGCACTACATCTTGTTGTATGATTTCCTCCACAAGTATAAAAGGATAACCCATCATGTAATAATGTATGAGTAGTACCAGCTGGACTAGTAGGAGTATTACCAGGTATGGTAATTGTATCATATGGACTTCCTCCGTTGAATCCACCAAATAAAGCACAACACGGAGAAATATCATTTTGAGACCAGCTTACTCCATTATATTCTTGATTTGCACAACAACGACCACCTTCCCATACTCTTAAAGCATACTTATGACCTGCTCCATTAGGACAGTACATTGCCGATGGCATATTAGGACCTGTAGCCCAAGCTCCAAGACCCATACATATGTATCCTTTTTGACATCCTTCTTGTTCACAGCACCAATGGTAGTTACAGTTATCAAATCCTACTCTATAATCTGCACACGTACATCCACATTCGTTTCCTCCAAATGTAAAGCTACATGCATCTTCTCCAACCATTCCTGGTTTTCTGTCTTTTCTATATAATGTTTGAGTATCAGTATACCATGAAGTTCCGTCGAAATATTCCGAACAGAAACAAGTACATAATCCTCCTAAAGCTATACCGGCATTTACTGTTCCGGTTGACCCTGCCAAATATTTTCCAAAATTAGTATTAGGTCCTCCACTCCATACAGTACCATCATAGTACTCAGTACAAGTAGTAGGTATTCCTGCTGAACCTGTTCCTCCGATTACATAAGCTCCATCTACTGTTCCTATACCTGTCGCGTAACAGTGTTTATTTGTATAAGCAGCACAAGTAGAAAAACTTGTATAGTTCATTTCTACAGAACAACCTCCGGTACCAAAACAAGCATCACCAACTATAAGGGCTTCATCTATATCTCCTAAAGCTGTACCTCCCATTAAAGAACCTGAAAGACAATTGTAGGTCCTGATACGGCTCTGAGATATTCCGTCAAAATAAACTAATGTATTAGCACCACATAATCCACGAGTCATATAAGCTCCATCAGAACGACCCCATCCTACACCATATCTAGAACATGTTGCACTAGATAAGTAGGCATTATATCCTCCCAAATTCCATTGTATACCGTTGTAGTTATTAGAAAATCTACAGCAACATCCTCCAACATAAGAAGCAGCGTTAACACCAACACCTAAACTAAGTCCTTCTTCCTGATAGCAGCATTGCATTGCTGGTCCTGCTCTCCATACTGCTGAGCATATATTTTCAGGTACTTCCAGTAAAGGAAGTTCCATTTTATAAACTTCACATTTATGTGTAACTCCACCAAGTTGTAGGAGTCCATTAGCGTCTCCAGCTGTAGCGTGGAATCCTGTATTTGTAGGGTTGTTTGTAGATAAGTTCCAACCTATACCGTCATAGTGCATTGTATTGCAGCAACAACCTCCATATGCCCAAGCATCATTTGCTGTACCAGACATACCGAAACCACAATCTAATCCGTATGCTGTAAAGGCTGTTTTAGTCCAAGCTGTTCCATCCCATTCTTCAGTATCACATTGGAAAGCTCTTTCTAGACCCGGACTAGAACAATAACAACAGCAGTTAGCGCATAAAGCTACACAACATCCTCCTGTAACTACAGCGGCATTTTCTGTTCCTGCCCCTTTAGCTCTTTTTCTAGCACAGTTCATGTTAGCTTGAGTAGTCCAAGTAGCACCGTCGTATGTTTCTGTTCTACAGAAACCACAAGTAGCGCCAGGTACATCACAGCAGCATGCTCCAAATACTAATGCCGAATCTCCTTGACCTACTACATCATGACATCTGTGAACGTAATTAGTATTTCCTGAACAGTACCAGGTTAATCCATCATATCGTTCAGTATCGGTGTTTACACAGGCAGTATTATCACAAGCACACCATCCCATAAATAGTGTGTTATCTTGAGTACCAGTCATACCCCCGTAGTATCTGTTACCTAAATGACTATTAGCAGTTGACCAAGATGTTCCATCAAATTGTTCTGTACATAAACATACACCGCTAGGAGTACATCCAGGTATATAGAGCGTGGCATTTGTTGTCCCAGATGCCATACTACATTGTCCGAATTGTGTAGTGTTAACTCCTGCTGACCACACCGGAGCCCATGATCCAGTTTGATTAAATCTTAAACTGGCTGCGTGGGATCTACCTCCTACAGACCAGTACATATTGTTAGGGGTGTCTAATGGTGGTATATACTTATCAGTTCTAAGATCAGGAAGTTGAAATACACCTGAAACGCTTAGTGAACCTGATACTGTGAGTGATTGTAAATTTGCCATTTAAATGCTTTGTTATAAATATCTTAGTTTATACTACCTACTCGAAATGATGTGCCTATAGAGTTAGGATAGTCAGTTGGACCGTACTGTTGCATTTGAGCACAACTACCTGTTGGGTAAGCACATCCTCCAAATACTATTCCTGAGCTGTTATTAGAACCGGCTGCTGCTGTACAAGGTATACCGCACATAGTTGTGTAGTTAGCAAATTTACCTCCTAAACTATATGTTAACCCATCATATTCTTCAGCACAACAGCTACATCCTCCGACTACTACACCTGAATTTGCTGTACCCCAAGCTGCTGCTCTAAATCTTTGACACTGTAAGTTACTAACATCTCTTGACCAAACTGATCCGTTCCAAAATTCGTTAATACAGTTACTTGGATCCCCTCCTATCGCATGAGCAGCGTTGTAAGATCCAAAGGATCCGAAACATCTATGCCGACATAACATCTGTGATTCAAAAGCCCAAGCTTTTGGAGTAGAACATTCAGAATAGAATTCAGTAGCACAGAAACAACATCCTCCAAATACAATACCGTCGGTACTATCATTACCAGTACCGTGTTGACAAGAACAGAAATTACAAGATGATCTTGCTCCAGCACCCCATGCTATCCCATCGTACTCTTGTGCACATTTACATGTAGTATTACCTCCAAATCCTACTGCTGAATTGGTAGTACCTGCTAAAACTATACTGGCAGCTTTACAATATAACTCTGGTCCTGTAGACCAAGAGGTACCGTTATATTCCATAGTTTTACAGCACATTGGATTTAAATCACCACCGATAGCGATAGTAGCATTTACTATACCAGATGCACCACCACACCTAAACGTATAAGGAGTACATTGTGTTAAAGTCCAAGCTGAACCGTCCCATTCTTCAGTATGTGTACCATTACATCCTTGAACACAACCAGCAAAAGTTACTGATGAGTTACTAGATGCACCTGTAGTACCGTGGTTACATTTTTTATATGTCATTGATGTACTACTAGTCCAAGATGTACCGTCCCAAGTTTCTACACAGTTAACACATCCGTTAGGAGTAAAACATCCACCGGTTGTTATAGCGTCATTTACCGTTCCATTCCCTTGATTATGGTAATAACAGTTATTAGTAGCTGCAACACACGACCAAGAAGAACCATTGTATTCTTGTGTAGCAGTACCTAATCCTACAGATAATACTGCATTGGTTGTACCTGTTCCGAAACCTGCACAGGCACATTGAGGTAAATTAGGACCCGAAGAGAAAGTACTATAAAAGCCTGCAGAACCATAAGATAAAGTACAACAGTCATTTGATCGGTTATCTCGACCTCCGTAAATTACAGCACAATCTTGATCTCCCGCTGCTGAATGGTTATAAACACTAATTGGTACAATAGTACCTGTTGACCAAGAAGTACCATTATAGCACTCTACACAGTCGTAGCAATCTCCAGCAGTATGTAAACCTGCAAATATTATTCCTGCATTTTGAGTACCTACTCCATAAGATTCTTGTTTACCTAATATTAAAGACGTACCAGCTGACCAAGAACTTCCATCCCAATCAAATAAATTAGTAGTACATCCAGTAGGAACATTTCCTCCAGCACTTACTGCTGCGTCAGTAACTCCCCAACCCATATGAATTTTCTGAGCTTGAGGAACGTTAGGTAAAGCAGTCCATATATTTTTACTATAAGAACAACATACATGCTGGTCTCTTATATACAGTTCAGAACACTCACATGCTATGTAAGTACCTCTTCCACATCCTCCAACTGCTAAAGCACGATCTTGAGTTCCTGTACCACCCAAACAAGTTCTAGCTATGTTCATACCAGGGACAACTGACCAAGCTTGGCCGTCGTATTCCTCAGTCCAAGGAACAGCACAAGTAACTCCACAAACTCCTGCATACTCTCCACCGAATATCAATCCAGCTGTACCACTACCAGCTCCTGCACCTTTACATCTAGGTTGAGTTACATTACCTCCTAGAGTCCATGTAGTTCCATCAAAAGTTTCTGAATTACAATGTAGACAGCAGTTATCACAAGCACAGTTACAGTATTGTCCTGTTGCAGCGAATGCATCACAATTACTGTTAGCACTTCCAGCTCCATCTAGCCTTCTAATATTCATATTAGGTCCAGTAGTCCATGAATGTGTTATCGTACATAATTCACAGTACTCTAAAGTACAGTTAGTAGACCCATGAGTTACCAAAGTTCTATTATTACCAGAGACGTTTCTTCCTCCACCTGATGCTGGTCTACATGCTTTATGATAAGGTAGGTTTCCTTCTGATTTAAGAGTTATTCCATCCCAACCTTCAGTAGTATATACTACCTGTTCTGAACCATCTTGATGACAAGTACAGTTACCTCCTATTACTAAAGCGTTATTTTGAGTACCGTTACCTGCACTATTATATTTTTTAAATAATACATTTCCTACTTCTGACCATGTAGTCCCGTCCCAGGAATGTATCAAACAGTTATGATCTCCTCTTCTTTGTTGACCACCATCATCATCTGTCCAAGTTGCTGGGCAATTGTTTAGTCCACCGATTGAAATAGCCGCTGATGAGTTACCAGCAAATCCTCCTGACATATTACAGTATGGAAATTCAGCTACACAACTCCATGCAGAACCGTCAAAACATAAAGTTGCATTACCGTTACAGTTACCGTGCCATAGTAGTACATCATCATGATCACATGAGGTACCCACCATTGCATGTTTACATTTGTATATAGGAGTATTAGCACCATAAGAAGTATATGCAATTCCATCATATCTAGCTACACAGTTAGCATTAGGAACACCTCCTTGAAGCATAGCAGAGTTTTGAGTTCCTACCATTCCTCCTCCACAGAAGTGTCGAGGAGTAGTTGCACCAGTATTCCAACTACTTCCGTTGTATTCATTAGTACAACAGTAATTTCCTCCAGCTGCTACATAAGCAGTTTCAGTTCCTGTTCCTTGAGTACAGCACATTGCATTAGGAGATCCTCCTATGTTACTCCAAGTACCTACTCTAATAGTTGAAGGATAACTTCCATAATAATGAGTTCTAAGTGATCCTTGATCACCTTGATCACATTTTCTAGCACATTCTCCTCCTCCAAAGTATATTCCATTATCTTGACTACCTCCTGCTCCAGCGTTGTACATTGGGTAAATATTATAATCACCACACGCCCAGGCTGTTCCATCCCAAAGGTTGGTATATATCCCGTAGAAACAATTTTTCCCTCCTGTTAAAATACCGGCATTATCTGTACCAAGTCCAGAAGAACAACATGCTTGTGACCAGCTTCCTGGTAAAGTGCTACAAGTGTTCCAAGTGTTACCATCAAATCTCTGAGTGTAATTACCAGAACAACCTAAGGTCATTGCTCCATAAGCATCTCCTGTTACTCCATAAGAACAACATGAACAATAAGGCATTGTTCCAGCCCGTTCCCAAACTCCATGGGTAAACGGTTTATCATATGCATATTCATGGACTTCTGTACAATCTAGTCGTCTGGATTGAGTACTAACACAGTTGTAGTAACATCCTCCCATAGACCAGGCATTATCAGTATTCCCTATAACTCCAAAGTTAAAGCCAGGGTAATTTTTATTAGCTCCCCATATCCAAGTACATCCAGTAAATTCTAAACTTTTATTTCTCCAAACTTCAGTTGGTGCATTACCTATTACTCCTCCAAACACAATAGCATTGTCAGGACATCCAGCATCACCGAATTTAGATATAGTTTCAATCATATTACTGGCTGTCTGCCAAGTAGTTCCATCGTATTTATAAGTTTCCGGTCTTTTACAGACGGTAGCCGTTGGTGGTGTTCCTGCACAGCATTCTCCTCCGGCATAGTACATGTCATTCGCAATACCTCCAAATGCTCCAAATCTTCTGCAACTAGGAAGAGTGGGTAATTCTGACCAAGTAGTTCCGTCATAAGTCTGAACACAAGTAGTAGTACAGGCTGGTGCTGTTCCTTCTCCACCTGCAAGTATAGCTGCGTTATAAGTTCCTGTACCTTTCACTCCACATCCCATACAGTATGGAAGCTGTGTATCATAAGACCAACCAGCTCCGTTATATACTTGATTCAGACATCGGTTAGGATATCCTCCCATAACTCTGGTAGCATTTTGTGTTCCAGCAGCTGCTCCAAAGCAAATACAGCATAAAGTATTACCTCCATCTGTGAATACTACTCCATCAAATTCATCTGTTTTACACGGCTGACATTGTCCTCCTGTTAATAGACCTTGTGTGTTAGTACCGCTTCCTTGACTTCCAAATTTTTGTGCGTCTAATTGAGGACCTGTTCTCCAAGCACCTACTCTTCTAGGAGCTCCTTGAAGAGAATATCTTACCTGAACATTAGTACTGTCGTACCAAATCTGAAAGCCGTCTCCTGCTGTAGGAGTATTACCAGAGTATATAGGAAGCTGTATAGGTGCACTATTGTCCGTAACTAATGAACCTGTTACAACTGCTGATCCCGATATACTAGAAGCCTGAAGTATTGCCATTTATCTTATATTATAATTTATTTTCTATTGTGTTAACTCTAAACAAATCAACATCAGATAGTGTTCCATATTTTTCTGTCTGAGTAAGGAAGCATACACATCCTCTATTACATCCTCTTGCTGCCATAGCTGATACTCCATTACCTGCTCCTTCAAATTTAAATCGAGTTGACAGTGTGTTTATTCCAGTTGACCAAGAAGCTCCATCATATTCTTCCGAACAGCTTTGCATATGAATACTACATCCTCCGAAAGCAACAGCCTCGTCTTGGTTAGTAGCGGCTCCTCCGTGATCTTTCCTACAGAAATTTAATGCACCACCGGTTGCCCAAGATGTCCCATCCCATTCGTTAGTACAACAACAGGTAGTTGCTCCTGGAGCACATCCTCCAAATAATATTGCAGTGTTTTGAGTACCTCCTCCAGCATGTCTACAAAAACAAAATGTAGAATCAGTTCCTGCTGACCAGGTTGTTCCATCATATAAGGTTACACATTTCCAACATGTACCTCCAGAAAGGAATGCTGCATTTTGTGTTCCTAACATAACGTGGTTCCGTTTGTTTGTAGGAAGAGCTGTTTCTGTAGCCCATGTAGAACCGTTCCATGATTCAGAACAGCAACAAGTACCACCATTAAAGTATCCTCCTGCTATTAAAAAAGCAGAAGTTGTTCCAGTACTTGCTGTTTCACATTTGTCGTATATTATTTGTGATTGAGCTGTCCAAGTTGTTCCATCATATTCTTCAGAACATCTTTGTGGAGTATTAGAAGCATCTCTTCCAGTTACTGATAATACTGAATCACTGTTAGGACCTGATGTCGCTCCAACAAATAATGGATTACTAATATTAGCAGCTTGACTCCAAAACTTATAACGGTTAACATACTGAGCTTCAAATTCCATTGTAGTACTAGTACACCCACAAGTTCCCCGGCCGCTCCATGCTGAAGCTACACTTCCTCCTGTTGCTCCCCTTACCTGAGTTTGAGGCATTTGAGCCTCCATAGCCCATGTAGAACCGTTCCATGATTCTGCTTTATTACAACAACATGTACCCCCTGTAATTAAAAATGTTGTACTGTCTCCTCCTCCTCCTGGGTAGGCTCTGTTAATATTTAAACAATTTTCTTGTGTCCATGCAATTGCGTCATAAGTACACGTACTAAAGCAGGTTGCTTCTCCACCGGCAGCTATTGCGCTTCCGTCTGTTGCTCGTCCAGCTCCTGCAAAACGATAGAAACAGTTAGCCATAGCAGGGCCTGAAGCCCAAGTAGTACCGTTAAATTCTTCTGTTAAACAGCAAGAAGGAAGACCCCCGAAAAATGTTGCTGAGTTGGATGTTCCTGATAATCCTCCATCTGCTCTTACTTGAATAATATCAGGTTGTTTTGTCCAGGTACTACAGTCATAAGTGAAAAAACATGCCATAACTTGACCTACTGTACATCCTCCGATAGATAATGTATCTGTTGCAGTTCCATCACCCGCATGACAGAAAAAACATATTGGACTATTATTACCTGATGACCAAGATGTACCGTCATAGTGTTCAACACAGCTGTAACAAGCACAACCATCTGATCTTCCTCCCCAAACTATTCCTGAGTTAGCAGTCCCTGATCCTTTATAATCATATCTACATCTTAGAAGAGAAAAGTCACTAGTAGTCCATGTTGATTGCCCAAAAGAAAGGGCACTTGTAAACTTTATTGAGTTATTAGTTGGGTCTACCCACATTAGTCCTTCTGATCCTGTATCAGGATTAGAAACGTATGGTACGGTAAAAGTAGAACCCGAAACTGATAAAGAACCAGTAATCGATGTAGATTGTAATATAGCCATAATAAGTTGTACGTACTTTGTTATAAATATCTAACAAAAGAAAAGAACTTTAACTAAAAAGCATTTGTTTTGATTTACTAGAACCTTCTTCTAAAATAGCATGGCTTTTAATTGCTCTATTTCGACACCATTGCTGAATAGACCACTCAAGCCTATCTGTAGTTAATTCAATTTCTTCTACTTTTCCGTCAAGATGGGTGAATTCAATCAAATAAGTTTTCATTATATTTATTTATTTTAATAATTATATTTCCTAACTTGAACTGACCTTCTTGTGGTTTATTCTGAGAAAGTATAGCGGCAAGCTGTCTTATATAAATATAATCTTGAGTGTTAAAAGTATTTACATCTATAGTTAAAACAATATCATTATCCTTATCTGCTATTTTTTCAGCTAAATTCACAACTGTTCTAGGCTGTTCTTCTTCTATATATTTTTCTAAATCTTCTGAAGGACCTTCATAAGTAAGATTATCACACCAAGGCTCTAACATTTTGAGAGTGTCAAAATTACCATTTTTTATTATTAGATGTCTATCATATTTAGGATTTATAATAGGAAACTGATACTGATCATTTAAAATCCAATCACCCCATTTTCTAATAAATTCTCTTTCACATCTAGACATAATATCTTTATAGTCTGGGTTTTCTATTCCTACTCCAGCATTCCATTTATGACCTCTACAGGTCATATGATATACAAATGAATCTCTAGCTTGAACCATTTCATAGCCAGCAAGTATCCATCTGTTAAAAATATCTGAGTCTTCGTATCCGAAAGGAGCGAATCGCTGATCATGTCCTCCAATAGATAAATGATCTTCTTTAAAAAGAGTCCAAGGAGCAAATATACCTTTAGTAGTTTTATCTTTATCTAAATCTATTTGCTTAGAAACAAATTCATAGAAAGCATCCCATTTAAATACTTCAGCATCATCTCCAAAATCTCTTACTATCTTTTCTTTGCCAGCTGGATGTATAGGCGGTTCAATTCTAGTAGCACAAACTACTTTACCTCTCTTTATATGTTTCAACATATTTTCAAAGTAACCTGGACCTATAATCATATCTGAGTGAAGTATAGATACTATATCTGTTGATGCTATTTTCATTGCTTCATCATACCAGTATGTATGTCCTTTTCTTTCTACGTTTAATATATAATGTAGCTTATCATCATCTAAAGTTAATAACCAGTCTTTTGTACCGTCTGTAGAATAATCATCTATAATAATAATATTTACGTCTCCGGCATTTTCTTTAAGGCTTCTATAGGTATTTTTAAGATGGGCTAAAGTGTTATAGCTTGGAACTATGACAGTTACTTCTTTTGTAGTATACATAGTAGTGCTGGGTTTTGTATTCCTTCTCCTAGATAAAGAAAGTTAAAGTGTTTTTCAAATAAAAGAGTTATAGATTCTTTGCTAAAGTAATGAAAGTGCCCGTCAAAATTTACATCAGGGTTTCTAAGTCTTCTGTTAATTGGTACCTCTATAATTAAATACTTGTCAGTAACTTTTACTGCCTTGTCTAAGAAAGACGGTAAATCTTCTACGTGTTCTAATACGTGCCAGCATGTTACTAAATCATAACTTCTATTTATATCCATTTTAGTAAAAGCACCATGATGTACTTTATAGCCGTACTCAGTTAAATTTGATGCACATAAGTCGCTAACTTCTGTTGCTTCATACTCAAGAACATAATTCTTAGCCATATTTAAGAAAGTTCCTCCTCCTGCTCCTATGTCTAACAAGCTATCACATTCTAAAAGATATTCTTTTGTTTTGTTAATTCTTTTTTCACAAATAGTTTTTCTTCTGTTATGAAATTCTTGAGTAAACTTACCATCTTGTACTTCATTATTTCCTCTAGTTCCATCTTGTCCTGGTTTTCTATATAGTTCTTTATGGTAAAGTATACCGTCGTCTGTATAATTTATAAAGGTGTGATTACATTCATTACATTTAAAGACTTTATGTTGAATTAAATTATTATTAGGAGAGTTACATACTTTACAGTTCATATTTAGTCAGGGCTTTATTTACAAAGATAAAATCTTTCTGATGCCATAGAGAAAGGCTACTCTCTCTTAAAGCATACCAATCTAAAAGGTACTGAGATTTATCTCTGGTTAGTTCGTTAATTTTTTCTTCAAGAATCTTATACCAGTTTGGATTTGTAATATCTACGTTGTAGTTTTCAAAACCATTGATATTAGAAAAATCTTCTACTTTATCTTGAGTGCTAAAGTATATTCCAGGTAAACCAATACCGATAGATATCAATTGTCCGTGTCCTCTCATTGCGATGAGGTAGTCAACTTCTTTATATAACTCTAAAAATTTATATACTTGATCAGTCTTAGTATATTTCTCTATAAAAGTACTTTCATCAACAACAGGAACTGCTTGTAATCTTTTAAAGTCTTTTAGGGTATGAGGATATAGTTTATAGTTCTTAGTTAAATCAGAAAGTTTACCTATATTTTTATGATCAATAAATCTTTTATCATTGATTCCGGAACTACCATTAAATGCAGGCTGTATACCACCTATTTTTAAATTGAAATTTTTCTCCTCATTAAATTTATCTAAAAATAATAAACCAGGATCAGGTATAACATCTACATTTGTAACGTCTAATCCTATCCAGTCTTTTAGTTTTTGAAATGAACCATCATTTCTAACAGAAAATCCTGCAGAGTAATTTATAGTTTCCTGTAATGACTTCTTAGCTTTACTATTATATTCTATTCCTCCTCTAAAAATATTCACACCTACACCGTGAAAGAAGACTGGTATTTCAATGGCCTGGAGTATCTCTTTGTCAAAGGGGAGTTTGTAGCCTGTTAATTTATCTTCGTAACCTCCATACTCTATCAGACCTCCTCCGCCTACTACAATAGCATCAAACTTATCTTTAAGATCCGAAAAGATTTCTATAAACTTACTTTTACTTTCTGTAAAAAACCAATATTGTCCTATATCAAAGTTACTCCATATTATCTTTCTTCCGTGACGCTGCCAAGATAGTTTAGCATTATACAGAGCAATATTGTCTCCTATATTTCTATCGAAGGCTCCTATATGTAATATTTTTAAACTATCCCGCATACCATTCCATATTGATCCTTCTTAGGCATTCCACCCCACTTTTTATAAAACTTCTGTGCATTAGCCTGCTCTGCTTTTCTCTGTCTTTCTGATGATTGATTATTATTCTCTTCAAGTCTATGAGAACCTCTAGCACCAAAGTGCCAAACGATAGACTTAGTTGGCATGAGAAATCTACCTCCCTCATTTAACATACGAAGAAACAAATCATAATCATCCCATGATGTAGGAGCAAATAAAGGATCATTCCCTCCTATTTGATCCCACCAGCTCTTTTTTACTAAACCAGATACTCCTTCTCCTTTGGGTATCTCAAAATCATTCTTTAATGCTATCAATTTAGCATACTCTAATAAACCTTCAGGTTTAAAATCATCGTGATAGGCTCCAAAAGCTTCTTTAGGTACAAAATGAGTACCAGGTCTATCTTGATCACCAAACATATTAGGTTCTATTCTAAAAGAGTTCACCCATAGTTTATCGTCATTATACTTTTCATGCACCTTCATTAACTCAAGATCCCAATTAGGAGTAACATAGAAATCTGAATGCAAGAACATAATATAGTCTGTCTTTACTTTTTCAGCACAAAAGTTCATTCCTCCTCCTATACCTTTTGGATTATCGTTCTTATCTATGTAGTATTCTAAACTATATTGGGCTGCATTCTCTTCTAACCATTCATCAGTACCATCGTTACAGTTCTCAGCATGTATAATAAATGGAGCATTCTTCCAATGTGAATGCTGCCTTACTGATTGAATAGCTAATTCAAGATAAGGCTTATTATTATAAGTACTAATACAAAATGTTATCATAATTCTTGAATAAACTTTTGCATTGCTGCTATACTAATATCAGCATATTTTTTAAACACCTCATCATTTCTAGTAGAATTTGTACCAACTCTTTTATTAGGATGTTTATAGTTATGTCCTTTTAACCTGGAGGTAATACATACCTGGGGTATATTCTTTTTTCTGAGATAGTATTCAAGGCAAGTATCTTCTCTAACAAAATGCATACCGGGAGCTATAAATGGAGTATTTAGTCTTCCTGATAAACACACTGTGCTTCCGTCTATTTTATGTGGTACTTGTTTTATTTTTATATCACCTGACTCTTCATTAAACTTATCAAGTTCGTTTTGAGAAATATAATCTTTATATTTTAGAGGAGCCTCTAATAGCTCTATACAATCCTCTATATGTTCATCACCACACTGGCATGGTTTAGAATAACCTAAAAGCTTTTCATGTGTAACTACATCCCATGTATTATCCCACATAGGCCTTCCGGCAAATGTTAGAACGTGAGGCTGATCTATTTCAACCTGATCTAATATAGCAAAGAAATCTCTAGGTAAGAGAGTATCAGTCTCACCCCATACGGTATATTTAGCTTTAGGATCATACACTTCTCTTCTCCAGTCAGCTATATTATAGAATGGTTGATCATCTGTTTTAATAGTAAGTTCTGGTTTGTAGTCTTGCATTAGAGGATGACTATCCCATTTTTCTAGCATCAACCTATGTCCTTCTACACTTGGTTTTTCAATGTATGTTTGAAAGTTAAAGCATATTTTTATTTTTACATCTACATCAGGAGCAGCTCTTAGTGCTTGTAATATAGAATGCCAGCATTCGTCTATCATATTAGACTCATACCACATGTGGTGTATTTGAAATAAAATCATGTGTGTTTATTTTGCATTATTATACCAAGATAGTTCTTAGCTATATTTTCCTCTAATTCTAAACCAGTTCCTTTTTCAAACTCTACCATCTCTTTCCAATGATAGGTTTTAAATAATGGTCCTGAAGGTACGATATCTATAGCTTTGGTAGCCATCAAATACTCTCCGTACGTTAATGTTTCACGAAAATGTACTTGAAATGCATTTTTCATAGTGAGACATAATTCTTCTATAGTTAGTTTATTAAAGTCTAATACACCTTTTTGAAAGTCTAATAAAACTCTTCTATTCCATAGATGAGGGTTAGGACCGTAATCATAAATTTTTCTAGACTTATAACCAAAAAACTGTCTATATGCTTTAACAGCCTTAGCATAGCCTGAGTTGAGATAGTCTCCGTTCTTTAGTACTGTTTCATATTCGGCAACTTGTTTATTTTCATGTACAATGGTATAAGGTGTACTATCATAAGCAATAAAATCTTTCTCTGTAAACGGTCTTATAAATCTTGCATCAGAATCTAATATCAAATAGTTTTTAGCATCTACCTTTTTATACATTTCTAATTTAATAATCATCTGCTGTTCCCATCCGTACATTTTATTTTTAAATGTATGTACCTCTTCGTCAGAGATAAATGTATACCCTTCAGTACCTAGTGTATCTTCTAATATTTTTTTATCTGATTGAGGAGCTATAATATAATAAGGAATCTTATCCAAATTATACGTGTTTATAGAATCAAACAGTGCCTTACATAAAGGAATATCGTTCTTGTAGGTTTTAGTAACTAAGGCTATTTTATAACTCATCTATTGTAATTCTTTTAAAACGTTTATCGGCTGGGTTAGTATTAGATAAGATACGAACTTTAATGTTCTTATCCAAAAACCAATCGTACATTTCTTTTGTACACTCGATAGTTTCTTTTAACTCTTGGTAGTCTGGTCCTGCTCCTGCATGAACTCCTTCTGCATATAGAGTATCAGAATGTTCTTTTCTCCAATCATTATCTCCTAACTTAAATCCTTTCTCAGGTTTAAACTTAGATAGATCTCCTATGTCCCATCCTATAGTTACAATCTCTTTTGCTCCTAGATGAACTGCTAATGAAAAGCCGGTCTCGTACATAATACCAGGACCCCATATAATTTTACCGTCGCTGTAAGATTCAAATTGGTCGAAGCGTCTACTAAAAGCAGTAGTGTTATTCATATCTACCCAGGGAGTAGAGTAGCATGGAATCATTATATGCGCTTTATGTTTCCATTCATTTTGTATTCTATTGATCTCATATGGCATATTCATAGCAGTAAGCTGCCAATGAACTAATGTTTCATCTGAGTGGTACTCATACGGCTGATATCCATATGCTGACATACCGTGAATAGTAGCTACTTCTTTAACGTAGTTGTATGATTGTTTCAGAGCTATTACAGGCTTACCTTCTAGTTTGCTTATTAACTCTTCTCTGTTGTGGGTAGTTAAGGAAGGACCAGGAGTAGTTATGTAGATAGTTTCACCTTTAAATCTATCTTTAAGTAATTTTATTCTTTCGTAACTATCGTTAGTATGACTAACTTCCTGTACTAAATTTATCATATAATAACTCAGCTGTTTCAAACTGCCATTCATAATCTATATCAAAAGCTTCTAGCTCATCCATCTCAAATAATTTTATACCTCCTGGTGCTTCAAAGTCACCCATAAACCTAGAATCTTTTATAAGATCCATTCTAGAGGCATATAATACATGAGCTGCTTCATAGACTGGGTCAACAGCTTTAGTGTTCATAATTGTTTGTCCTTCTGGCCAGGGAGTAATTAAAGCTCCTTCTTTATTCCAGTAGTATGTTTTCTTTTCAAAAACTGCAAATAGATTCTCTTCTTCTTGTTCACCAAACTGTTTTACGAACCTATCGATAGTTTCAACAGTAAGGAGAGGATTACAGCCAGAAATAAGAACAACGTATTTGTGAGGAAGTTTGTCATGCCACTCGTAAATCTTTTTGAGGTCATTATCGTTGTTAGCCGATTCATAACTCCTTTCAAACGTTCTGATATTTCTTTTAGTGTTGGCTTCATAAAATAATTCTTCCTCATGAACTGATGCTATAATATTCTCAGATGGTATAACTTTAGAGCTAAGTAACTTATCTAATATGATACCAAATAAATTAGAACCAGCAAAAGGTCTAATCATTTTTTGCGGTACTCTTTGACTGTTTAATCTAGCCTGAACTATAAAAGCTGTGTCATCTAATCTTGTCATAAACTTCTTTTGTTAGAGGAAAATACTCTTTACTGATAGGAGTACCAATATTGTAATCAAATCTTTCTCCTAAATTTTGTAACCTTTCATAACCAGGTTGTTCGGCTAATATTTTATAAGCCTCTGTAAATACAGTAACATATGAATCATCAGTACCTTCATATGTTTTTCTATGATCAGTAGGTTTTAAACCGGGATGTTTTGTGAAAGCATGTATGTTAGTAAAATCTCTATTAAATCCATCAAAACCAGCAAAATAAATTTTTTTGGCATTTGTCTTTAATGCAGCACGAATTAAACGGAAGGCTGCACCTGACATAGCAGCAGGTGATTGTTGTTTTGTAATATCACATAACGAGCCTCCAATAATCGGAATACCTACAGTGTTTTCAAAATGTTTGAACTCTGGTGTGTTCTCTTTACCTCGATAATGTAAATATTCATAAAGTACTGTAGTATGACTATTTTTAAGTTTTGAAATTAGTACCTTATTAGATAAATCAGACTGGAAGGATAATAAATAAAGGTCTATAGTTTTAGAATATACTCTAGGTTCTAAATAAAAATCATTACATGTCCAGATAAAATCATAATCTAGATTTTCCCATTTGGTATCTAAAGTAGAAGTACCTCCTCCTAGGATAAGTATATTTTTATCTATATATTTGTCCAAAATTATCCTCTTAACTTTTCTCTTACTGCTTTTTCTGATTCAGTCACTTCTATTATTCCATTACCATAGGCTGCTTCTAATTCTCTAATCCCGCTAACAAGTTTAAATAACCCCCAAGGTGTAACTGAAGCCATATGGTCAGAGCCTTCCATATTTCTATCTAAAGTTATATGTCTTTCTATAATAGAAGCTCCTAATAGTACTGAAGCTACTGTAGTACCGATAGTTAATTCATGTCCTGAATATCCTATTTCAAAGTCAGGATACTTTTCTTGGAGTGTTTTAATGGCTGATAGATTTAATTCCTCTATAGGTGCAGGGTAAGTTGAATTACAATGTAGTAGTCCAATTTTATCATCATTTAAAGATACGTAAGTCTTTTTGGCTTCTCTTAAAACTTCTACTGCATGATCTATTTCTTCTTGAGTAGACATACCAGTGGAGAAAATAACTCTTTTACCAGACCGAACACATCCTTCTAGTAGTTCGTCATTGGTTAATAAGGCAGAGGGTATTTTTATGAAAGGTATATCATATCTCTCTAAAAATCTTAACGAGTCCATATCCCAAGGGGATGCTGACCAGGCTATGCCTTGCTGTCTACAGTAGTCATCTATCTCATCATACTCTTTTTGGCCAAACTCTACTTTATACTTATATTCAAGATAGGTCATATCTACTCCTTGCCATCTTCTAGGCTTAGATTTCTGAGCTTCTGGTACAGCAATGTCAGGATTACGTTTTTGAAATTTAACTGCATCACATCCTGCTGCTGCTGCAATATCAATAAGTCTTTTTGCAATTGAGAGATCACCTTGATGGTTTATTCCTATCTCTCCAATAATGTAAGTTTTCTTCATAACTATAATATAACTATAATTCTTCTATTCTCATACTTTTATCACATATAAGTAAGTCGTAAGCAGGTTTGTGCCCAGTAATAAGGGTGTGATACTTACACCCCCATGAGTCTAACTGTTCTTTAGTAATTCTATACCAGTCGATTCCAGATAAACTACCTCTTGCAGTGTAATATGTTATACGATTACCTTCATCATATAGTTTGTTTATCTTATCGATGTTTATATCAATAGGAGTAGCTAAAGAGTAATCTTTTCTATCGTCTTCTGGATGGTAATCTGCTATTGTTTCGTCTATATCTACATATATATTCATCTAGTAACCTTTTTGTCTATAGGAGTTAATCCTGGTTTAATAACTTTTTTTGGTTTGAATTTTTCAATGATAGGTTTTATGTATCTATCAGCAAATTCGGGTAGTTTAGCTTTTTTTCTAGAAGGTTCTCTAACATCTGGTGTGCTTATTTCAGCTTTAGAAGGAACTGTAGAGTTAAACAGTACCGGAGTAGCTATATTATTTTTTATCAAATAACCTCCTTGTATGCTAAATTTTTTATGGTTAAGTTTGTTTGTATTGAAGTACTCAACTATAGCAGGTTCAACTATACTATTATTAGTAATAAAGATGAGTCCATCTTTATCAAGCAAAGGAAATATAGAGGTTAATGCAGTGATTGTAGCATTAAAATCTCCTAAATCTATATGAGCAAAAGCTAGAGGCTCCTTTATAGACGTGTTTAACGTATCACTTATATCTCCTTTAATAACGTTAATATCGTACCCAGGTAGTAAGAACCTTTTATCTAATGCAGGTTGAATAGGAACGGTGCTGAATAAGTCAAACATATAACCTTTTCTTCTTTTAACTTCGTCAGCTCTCATTAAATTTACGATAGTATCAAAAGATTTACCTTTACCGAAACCTAATTCAGCAAAAGAACCTTCTGTGTTTTCAAGTTCTAAAAGGTATTTTTTAAAATCTATCATAAGAATAAATGTTTATTATAAATAGAATATTATGTGAGAGTTTCGTAATAAGCATTTTGCTTCTCCTGTCTATCAATATCTTTTGGGTGATAAAGAGATAGTTCTTCTTTAGCAGGTAATGGAGCATAGGTCTTATATCCATCTAATACTTCATGAACTTTATTTTTCCATTTAATCTCTGGTTTGTTCTTCCATATACGCCATTGATAATCTGGGTAGTTAATCCATCCGTCGTTATTTATTTTCCATCTCCATTTAGAAATATGCTGTTCTGTTAGACCTTCTACAGTATTAACTCTAGGAACTAAGTATACATCGTTATCAGGATTAGCTTCTAATATTATAGGAAGAGCTGTAATTAAAGATTTATGAGGATATTCATCAGCATCTATTTGAAAAATATAATCTCCGGAACATAAGGATGTAAGTTTATTTTTCCAGTCAGCAAAATGACCTTCAAATGTACCTTTGTGCCAACTGAAAGCTCCATTGACTGATTTAGCTCTAAGATATTCTTCTACATATAAATCTTCTCTTGAAGAATCAAATAAAATAACTATTTCATCTTCTAAGCGTTTATTTTCTAATAGCACAGTAACTAATCTTTGTATCTCAACAAATTCATCTACTACTGTTATGG